GCCTTCTTCAGATCTTCCAACGGATTGCCTTTCTTTTCGGCGCGTACAACGTACTTGATCACGTTAGCCAATCGGAAGTTAAGATCTTTCGCTTCGATAAAGTCAAGCGTGTCGATGCCGCCGACTTTGTAGTGCGGTGGGTTGTTTACAAGGTCGGGCTTCTTGTTGATTCCCAACGCATCCAACGCCGTATTCATTTCAGTCACCGACATCATGATCTTCGATGGCTTCTTCGGCATCGTGCGATTTAGCACTTCCTTCCTGCTCTTGCTTTGTTTCATCGCATAAACTCCTTCAGTTGGTCTACGTTTGTTTCATCAATTACTAGCGCAACCCCACCGGCCTTGAGTATGTCATCAAGGTTTTTGTTTTGAAGCGCGGTTGGTTTGTTTCCATTGGCTTTACACTCTATACCATAAAACAATCCGTCTTTACAAACTAAAAAATCTGGGACGCCAGAAGAAGACATACCAGTTCCTTGCGGCATGGTGTAGTACGCCCCCACACTACGCAAGAATTCTTTGACCTTCCTCTTAACCTTTGCTTCCGGTGTCATGCCGTAGCCTCCGAAACTAACCCGTCCTTCGACGCTAGTGTTTTGTACTCATCGCCCGTAATTACTATGTAGTAATACTTGTCATTAACACGCCAACCTATGCCTGCTAGTTCGGGCGGTGCTGAATCTTTACTGTCCGTATACGCGCTGATTGTCAATGCTTCATTGGGCGAATCTTTGTATTCGATACGATCTCTTGGATAATTTGTATGCACCACGGATACCATCGCTATGCGCTGCTTGATGTAGTCCGGTAACTCGTTCTTGGTGAAATACCTACAGTAAGTATCGGTGAGCCACACGGTTACATAGTCATCCAACGCCCTAACAAGTACGTGGCACGATTCATCCTCATGTCTATTCATGTACATAATTAGCCCTGCTTGTCTAACAGAATGAACTTAGAGTCCCCCCAAGTACCAAGGCAACATGCGCCCATCTCGCCCCAAAACGCTACTCTGTTGCCTCTCTCTACGGTGTCCTTCGGGATCAACTCGTCCACGTTACGGTGTGTTTTGAGCATTGTTAATTCCATTTCCACAGACGACTTTATTTCTTCTGGCAGATCATTAAGCGATTTGTACCAAGCGAACGGTACGGTCTTAAGCGCGTAAGCGAACTCATTACTATCGGGCGCGACCCCTTCTCCCGACTTACGCATCTTCTCAATCGCCGCCACCATCGGATGCTTGCTAATAGCACCGACTACTATGCCGCCATTGATTTCAGTTATCACACACCATTTGTCGTTGCAGAAGAACAATTCGCACTCGTCGTATGCATGGTCATACGCAATTATTTTTTGCAACAACTCTGCGTGCTTCTGGTCTATCAACGCTCGTTGCTCAAGCGTAAGTTGTCCAAGCGATATGTCGTTCTTGACTAGGCGTAGCAACAACGTAGAAATGTCTGAGTCGAGCGATATAGTCTGCTTGGATGGACTACCAAAACGATTTTCCTGTTTTCCGTAGGTATTAATCATGTAAGTCTGCAATACAGTTTGCAATTTATTATTGATAAAGTTGTCTGCGCTTTTCATCGCAGACTTAATAGAGTCATTGACCTCGGTGTTCTCCTTACGAATCTTCCCCGCTATGTATTTAACACGGGTACTCTTGATTCTGCCCCACCCGCTACCATCTGAATCTGGACTGCTATGCTCTCCAAAGTAATACACGGGTACTAGCTCCCCGGGTTGCCTGTTGGCGTAAGTCACGCTTAACGCACTAATACGCAGTCCCTCGTTGGTCACGATGGTGACCTCGGATACTCTATTAGAGTTGTCCTCCACTTTGATCGGGCCGATTTGTAACTTGTCCTTGCCCTCGTTTAGAACTGCAATCACCGCGCTCCAAAGCGGAGACCCCTGCAACGCTCTCTGTTGCTGAACCGTACTCATGCCTTGATAAAACATAACTGCTTCTCCTATGAATTATGTATTAGTCAACCTTAACAACTAGACCGCTAGGTGCTTTGAACTTGTTGTTCTTGGTAATCATCCACAATGTAGGTGCATCGACACGCCACTCGACGTTATTCTCGACGTGACCATCGGTGAACACGATCACACACTCGGGCGTGATCTTATTGTTGTTGATGTATTCGCTAACCGAACTCACCCGCGTTCCGCCAAACCCTTGTGGCTTGAGCATACTAACAATGCTCGTACCATCCTCGTCCGTGAACACCTGCTCGCCATGCACTTTGGTATCCCACCACAACACACGCACAACATCGGGCGTACATACCTCACAGATACTCGCCAACTCGCTTGCGAACTCCGATAGCACGTCGTTGCTGATAGAACCAGACGTGTCGATAGCAACCACAACCTCGCCAACCTTCTCTGAATACATGCTTGGCAGATAGTGATCGTCAGCGATGCGCCGCTTGTTGAACTTGCTCCACGTGTATTCATCCTTGCCACGTGTGTGCGACTGCAAAAAGTCACGCAACGCCTCACGCCAGTCAACCTTCGGTTCCATCAAGTCCTTGATGGCTCGTGGAATAGTCGCGCCGAACTTACTAGCAAGCAACGCACCTTGTTGGATGGCTTCGGTGATCTTCTGGTTCATGGCTTGGGTCTCTTCGGGAGTCATGCCCTCAACCAATTCATCGCCATGCTCGTCGAGCGTATTGCCACGCTCACCGCCACCACCTTTGTCTTGCTCGTCCTTGAGATAGTTGTAGATCTCACGCACCGACCAATCGTGGAACATCGGGTCATAGAGTCCATCGTCCGGCAACTTGATTAGTGTCGGACACTTCTTGCTCAACTCTACGATGATGTCATTCACCACGTAGTCCATCGCCATGTTGGCTAGGCGAGCGTCTTGCTTCATCAAGTCACGATGACGTGGAAGATGTTTCAAGAACACATGCAGATTCTCGTGCAGCACCAAGCCGGTCGTAGTCAGATCGGTCTGCATCTCCAAGAACTTCGCACCGTACCGCTTGTTCCAACCATCGGTGTACGCGGTCGGACAGTCGTTACTGTCCTCAACAATGCTCGACTCACCTGCGAGGATGATGCCGCCATACAACGCGGTCTCCTTCTCGCGTAGCAAACGGATGTGCGCTCGCTTCAACTTTGTTTGCAAGTCCATGACGCTTCTCCTAAATAAAGATTATGGGAAATACCCAGACTCACACCGAAATCACATGACCAATTCGTAGTTGTTCTTTGCCCACTCCATAACCTGTTGGTTATTCTTAGCGAGTCTCACAGTCTTCTTGGACTGAAGCAACATTGTGAAGAACACCGACTGCACCTCGGACGATTTGATACGGTTCACGTATCGCATGATCTTTGATAGATCATCTTGGACTTCGATGCTGTCAATGGCGTTGAACATCATCATGAATAATGCCGCAGGATTCTCGGGAATCGGTGTACCTTCGGGGTCATCCTTGACTGTCTTGATAGACACCAACTCTTTCTCCATCGCCATGAACGCCGCCATCGACTGTGCCGCCGCCGCGCCTACCGTACCGGCAAGTGCCGCCTCGGTAATCTCCGCGCCCATCTCGTCACGCATACGGACAATCGGGTCGCATGCCATGTAAGAACGTGGCGAGACAAACGAATCTTTGCGGCTTGGGTGGAAGATCAACGGATTGTCATCCTGTCCACCATCCAAGTAACTTGCCATCGCTCGTGGGTTCATCGCCAGCCACGCTCGGAGTACCGGTGACACGTTATGTTCCGTAGCATAGGCCAGCATCTCGTTAGCGTTGTTCTTACGGACATAGAACTTCATGACGCGATTCGTACCGTGAGCAAGCATCGTATCGCCAACACCGTCTGACGTATGGTTTGACGTATCGAACACAATACTGCCATCCGGAAGCGGCACGTCACCGACCATGCGCTCTAACTTCAAACGCTGAAAGATAATCTGTAACAACTTGGGTGCTTTGTTCGCCTCGTCGAGCATGATGATTTTCGGCTTGGGGCTGTCGAGTTTGAACAACGATGACACGTAGGACTCAAGAGTCTTGGTCGCGTGGTTCGGGATGCGTAGAACAATGTCGGACATATCCATCACGGGACTGTCCACGTAGATGTAGTCGTACTTGTCGCCGTACAGTTGCTTTAATAGTTTCAACACGGATGACTTGCCAATTCCAGGCTCACCGATTAGTTGCGGTGTGATGAACCTGCCGTATGCCATGATCGCTCGTGCGGCTTGGGCAATGCTGATCTGACGGTTAAGATTGATGACGTTAGACATGATGCTTCTCCACAGATTAGTTAATTAGATGTTGAACTTGGACAGGATATCGTTGATGCCGTCTTGCACATTGATACGTGCGGTGTCGGACTCTCGTAGTTTGTCGATGGTCATGCCATCAAGCACCTGCTCAAATTGCACTCGTGCCTGCTCCAACGCAGGGTCTGCCGTGATGTTGAATTTGCTAAACGTATCTATCAACTCTCTCGCTCGGTTGAGCGTGGATTCGTACAACTTCTTGCGCTTGATCTTGATCTCGCCATTCTCGGTGACGGTCTCGGTGGTGCAGTTAGTCGCAATGGTCTGCATGATGTCGATCAACTGCTCCTTCTGTCGCGTAAGAATTGTTTCAATCAAGTCTTTCGCTTGCCGCTCGTAGTTACGGGACAGGTCATCGACCGAATCGTCCATGATTGAACATCGGAAGTCGCCTGTCGGAACCTCGGCGCGGTATAGGTGGATACTGAACTTGTTACGCACCTCCTCGGGGGTTGGGTACTCGCTACGGTTGAACATGGATTGTTGGGTAAACGCAATGTTCGCCACGATGTTCGGATACTTGTCCAGAAAGTCATCGACGAGTTGTTGAAACGTCGCTTGATGCGTGGCGTACTCCTGCATGAACTTCGGGTAGTCAATCGCCGGTAGCAGTCGCATCGAACCTGCCCAGTCGTATGTACGTTTCTGTGCCCAGTTGTATACGATCTGTCGGTAATTCATGCACTTCTTGTGTTCCTCGCACTTACTGAGCAAATGCTTGACGAACTTACCGGCATCACGGTCTACGTTCTTTGCTGACGTAACCTCGTCGCTAATCGCGCTATCCTGCATCGTCGCAGTCCACACTCGGACATCGGCATGAACCAAGATGCCGGACTTGCTCAACGAGATGATATGTTCGGGTCGCTGTAACAATGTACTAGTGATGTTTAACGTATCCATAACCATACTCCTTGTTGCTAGGGTCTGGGAAAATCCCAGACTTGGGTTAAATGAGACTCCGCTTTTTCTTGGCGAATTCCCATTCTAAAATTATATCAAGAAAGGTTTACAAACACAAGCAAAATACACGAGCGACATCTAGTTAAAAATGTCCGCATCATCAGTCGCGCGTGCAGCGCATTCGCCGCACGCAAACGTGGCCTCGTCTTGCTTTGTTTCATACCACCATAAGGTCATGGTGTTTTATCCTCGCTAGTCTTTAATGGTTCAAGAAACAAATCTTGCAAAGCGTTACCTTGTTCGATGATCGCGTCGTCGTCCTCGTCAAGGTCGTACTCGCAATAATCTGCTACGCCTTTGTCATAGCCCGCTCGGTAGGCGTATCGGTGTAGTAGAAAACCCTCACTCTCCACGCCTTTAGCACGCCCGTCGTAATATCCACGTGCGTACCAATACATCTCCGCGCTACCAATTTTCTCGCTCATCGGTAAAACCCTCCTTTGTTATTAATACCCATCAGATCACGGCGGTCGGTGATGACCACGTAGTTGCTCTTGTGCATCGGCACGATGCAATGCTTGATTCCTTTTGCCTCCACCTCGCCACACGGCAAGCAC